ACCCTGACTTTTCGACTGGCTGTATTACTCAGATTTTCACTGGCTCTGACCCTCATAGCTAACAAGGTGACATCACCGTATTCGTTATCGTCCACCAGGTAACCACGAATCCCCACCAGCTGCATATTCTTGGCGTCGTAGTTGCCACCTTCACCCGTGAAGCGTTGGACCGTCACCTGGTAACGCCCTGGAGGTACACTGCCCGAGAGAGAAATACGTTGAGCGGTTCGACTCCGCCTGGAAATATTGCCATCATGAATGACAATGGCTGAACCACTGACACTGCCCTGATTATCAATCGGTTCTGCCGTCACTTTGATATGGACACTGGCCGTGTGCTCATCGCCCTCATCATCCATGGAAATGAGTCCGGCAGGAAAGACCAGATCCACACCAATGCGACTGCACTCTGTTCCAATATTGTTCAGAACAAAAGGCCCTTGAGTGGATACGTCATTCATATCCTGACCACCCGCCTCTGGAGCATTGATAACGGCAGTAGGAAAGAGCGTTACTTTTTCAAAGGGCTTAACAATCTGGATCTCCACTTCATCAAAGTTACTGATAGGCGTATTTTCAAAGTAGATTTTCGCAGGGTCTATGTAGTGCTCGCCTTGGCCAATGCAGAACAACATATAGAGATACTGTTTATTGCTCTCAAACTCGGTATAAGGCTTGGCTGCAAAATCTGGATAAATAGGAAACTGGCCATAATTGACCGGGATTGGCTGACCTATTCTGGCCTGATTGCCTTGTGCCGCAACGCTGTATGTGGGAGAACCTTGAGACGGAATAGCCGCTTTTGGAGGTTCTGGAGGAGGCAATACTGCATTTATCAGCATTCCACCCGCCATCATGATACCTGTACTTACAACCTGAGCTCCAACAGTCCCCGCCCCCATCATTGCAGCACCCATATAAGGAGCAACAACCATTAACGCTATCATGGCAACCATGGCAAGAGGATTTGAGCCACCATCCCCACCGCCTTGTGGCAGGGTGACAAAACAGACCGGTCCTTGGATAAAATGGCTCTTGTATTCAGCCCGCAACAACTCCCTACCCTGGTAGACACATACCGTCGGGCGCTGGTTTAACCGATCTATTCCCCCATTAGCATCCAGCCATTGTTGGATAGTCATCGATTTAGTAACAGGCTGTAGGGCGCTGTCATTCAGGTCATAGGGATTGTTCAGCCAGAGTACTTCCCTTCGGCTGTTAACGTCGGTGGTTTTTTTCATGTTTTTGATGGCTGTAATCTGGATGCTTGATGCTGGAAGTATGAAAGAGGCTTTATGCTTCAAGCTTAAGGCTTTCAGCATTCAGCTTTTTGTGCCGGTAATAGCGGGGATTGCACCAGCCTTGCAGACTCATATCATGAACGGACTGACACACGACGCCTGTTCGCTGGGTATTATGTAGAATTCGACCGCCATCAATGTCCAGATAAATGCCAACATGGCTTGGGCGTGTAAGCTGGGACCAGAACACCAGACTCCAGTGCCCTGGCTGTTCAATAGGCTGCCAATCACTGAGGTTCGTCGTGCTTTCCATTGCGGTAATAACTTCTCGGAGCTTTTCCGCATTCACAACAATTTGTGGCAGCTCTATATTCAATTGTTCCCGGTAAACATCCCGGACCAACTGCCAGCAATCCTGCTGGCCGTTGATCCAGGGTTTACTGAGGTATTTGGTTATCCAGTCCATGGCTTGTAGAATTCTCAATTCACACTTGGAGATCTATTTTGGAAAGTATTCTGTGCTGGCTATGGGCTATCATTCCCAAAGCTTGGAAGCTGTTTGAAAGCAACTATCAACCAATTATAGCGATAGCAGCGCTCTATGTTGCTTGGAATAGCCAGAGAACTTCTAAAGCCTCTCTGGATGCGAACATGCATCACCAGAGACTTTCTTGTAGACCTCATCTTTCCTCATGGTTCAGAACCCATGAAGATACGAAGAAAAACGTATTAATCTACACCTTTGAGTTGAAAAACAATGGACTGGGGCCAGCAAGAATCAAGAGCTTTCAAGTCTTTGTTTCAGGCTTGAAGGTTGTTGACAACTCATCTCTGGAAAAAGCTCTTCTCTGGGTTTTAAGTGGCACGAATGGAGTTATTCTCTCAACCACTCACCTTATGCAAGAAGAGTGTATAGCAGCTGGTGAATCAATTGAGCTTTTCCGCGTAGAAGCGCCAAAATCTGAGCAAGACATCAACTGGGAAGGGCTTTTTATGAATGCTCGAGTAATTATTGAATACGAGTCTTTCTATGAAGAAAAAATGCCTGAACTTGATACCGATAAATTTAAACCTAAACCAATCCCGGGAACCGATCAGGCGTGTAATTCTCACGAGGAAAAGGCAGATTCGCCGGATTGATATGAGCTGCCGTAATGCTGATATTACTGAAATCTGCAGAAGCATTGCGAACGTTCAGTTTTAAGGGCTGCCCTAGTAAAATCACTTCTTCCGTTTCTTCATTGAACAGGTAAGGCCGGAAGGTCATGGTGGTCTGGTTGCCACTTTTGGCCGCCAGTTCCAGATAGGGAGTGAGCTGACCTGAAACATTGTCTATTTTGATCGTAATACTGGGGTCCGGCTCTTCATTCACTGGCGGCCTGACCAGCTCAAAACCCAGTGCGATAAACGTTGCTGTGGAACCGTCTTCCAGCTTGGCTATCAGATCATCATTATCGGCTACGATTCTCAAAGGTTCGGTAAAAGCCGGGTCGTTTATTTCCAGAGTGGCCAGATGGATTTCCCGAGTGCGACAGTTGGCGTAGGCTTCTTTTTCGGCTGGGGTCATATTTATTCAGGCTGTGGCAGGGTGATTGTGGTTTCGTCGATTGCAGTCAAGGCTGCTCTCTTTTCATCATCATTTTTTTCGCTGTCAGCCATAATCGCATCCATCTGGTCTTCCAGTTTCTGACGCTGGCTTGCAACAGAAGTAGATACCAACCTGAAGTAATTGGCTTTCATCATGACTTTTTCACAGAACGTTTTTAAGTCTATTCCACGGCCTGAAGCCATTGGGGTGCAGGTCGGTGTTTCGGGCTCTGGGGTTGACTTGTCAGAACTGTTCCAGGCTAGCCAGGCTTGTGATTCATTTCTCTGATCTGGCCAGGTTTGTTGTTCGAAGTCAGGGAATTTTGAGAGCAGGGGGTTCACCAGTTGCTGGGCGTGAGCATTAATAGCGCCCAGCTTGGTATCATAAAGATGATCCAGTTCAGCCTTGGTATCTTTGACCCACTCTGAACCATTCCAGCTTTCGAAAGGTTCCGGCTTTGTATGCGTGTACGCGTCAGTCAGTGGGCCTATCTCATTAATAGTTACTTCAGAGCAGTCTGACTTTTTATAGGCTTTCTTTCCTCGATGATCTTCTTGCAAAGACCAAGATGAATCAGAAAAAACAGCGACCTGATCAGCTCCTGACTCAGGAGGCTGATTCAGTGTACTGTTTGCAGGGATTAATGGGAACTCCGGGGTTCTGGGGTTTTCCTGAACAATGTCCAGACCTAGGTATTCTCCGGTTTCAGGATGATAACTGTATGCGTCCATGTCTCACCTTAGTATTTGATACAGTACATGACTGCGCGGTTTCGGGGTCGGTTTTCGTTGGCGGTTGGGACTACAAGGGAAGCGTCGAAATCAAAACCTACCACTGTATTGTTAGTCGTTGACAGTCCAACAGCGCTAGTATTTAACCCTGCTATACCAATACGTTTCTTGAAAGCTCCGCTTATATTTGGCATGTATAGATCAAAGCCATAATGAGCATTTATTTTATGGCCTAGCTGGTTTACCCCACCCCCTATATTCCGAATCGCATCCCCTTGAGCACTTCCCAAGCTGCGCCCAGAGTCTACTCCTCGCCCATGATCCCACCCCCTCAAGAACTCGGCTCTTACATCTGCCAAGATGATGTTATCGCCAGATTTGGTGATAAAAGCTGAACCCGAGTTCGCCAATTCAGGATAATCATTGACGCCGTTGGTAATGGTGGCACCATTCAATTCAAAGGTGCCTGGCCGGGGAGTAGCTTTGGTCCAGATGATGATGTCGCCGGGTAACAGGCCCTGGGTTGCTAACCTGTCATCAATCTCACTCTCAGTGTAATAGCGCCCATCATGAGTATGACTGTCGTCTTTAACCGTAACATTCAGGGTGAAGTTGGCACTGCCGTTGAAGGTCACATTACCGGTACAGTCCCCGCCAAGGGTTAGCTTTCGTGACGTGCTCCACTTGTCGGCGTTGGGGTGGTAGTCATCATGAAAAGCTTTCTTATTATAGGAAGGTCCAATATACAGCTCGCCTTTTACATAAATGGGTTTATCGAAATAAAACTTTCCTCTATCAGTGTAAAAGTGTGCATAGCTGGTATTGTTTGGTCCCATGCGCAGATAACCATACTGAGTGGTCAGCGTTATCGGGCCGCCTGTGCTGGCATCATCCAGGGTTGTTGAACCGATGGAAACTTTGCCACATTGCAGGGTGGCATTGCCCACAATGCCCGTGGGATCTCCTCCATCAGAGACAAAGTGCCAGGTATTGGTGCTGTCATCGTGATAGATGTAGTCATTATTTCCGGTTGTGCGAGCCGAGTACAAAGGCTTATTGTTCAGCACCAAGCCGTCGGTCAGGCTCTGCTGAAA